ATAATATTGACTACATATCACCAATATGCCATTTGCTTTATTCTTTTGATTCACCTTTATGTAACGAAAATGATTCACTAGTAAACCATTGATAATCTTATTTATCTCTAACAGTCCTTCCAGTACTGAGGCATTGGCTTTCAACGCCTCACTTAATTCCATCTTTTCCATAATATTTTTTATTTACCAGTTTCCAAATTGTTTTTCTTATAATCCTGCCATGAGTCGGCGAGCTGCCCCACCGAAGCGGAAGTGTAGAGGTCAAGTATATGAATCTCGTCATCGGCAAGCTCCACAAGCTCGTTCCGATAGATCTTCTCCGCAAGCACGTGCGCCGGAAGACCGGGCACGTTCCTGTAAATGCCGTCAGCAATATCCTTACGGATATCCGCTATCACCATATCCTGTCTGTCTATCCCCGTGAACAGGGGAAATTTTGTAAAATCAACTTTCATAATATTCTTAATTAAATACTGTTATCCGCAATAAAACATAACCCAATAATTGCCCATACATTTAACGAATCCGGACGCATAATCCAGATCAATGGAGGACATCTCTTTTCCTCCGGGGGCAGGCAGGATGCGCCCGCCTGTCAGTCTTACCCCGCCGCTCATACGTTTGAAGTATATGGTATGTCCCGGAACATCCGGAGGAAGTGTCACTTCTATATTACCCGTATTAATAAACATCACATTGTCATCATTGTTATTCAGGGAAGTGCTGACGGATATGTTCCTCCAGTTCCCCACTATGCCATGAAGAGACACATAACTGTCATTGTTCGGATGAAGGAAAATGTTACCCCCTCCACGAACAGAGGAATGCTCAGGGTCTTGATGTGCATCCCGATCATGGCATTCGGACTCTGTATGTCAATTCCGGCATCATACGATATCCCTTCGATTGTGACAAATTTCGTGTTCCCTCCGATTTTTACACGTGCAAATGTCCTTTCGTTATAAAACTCTATCTGTCCGGCGGATAGGTTGAAACCGACATGGGAATCCGTCCCTCATAAAGAGTTTTTGAGGACAACATACCGGAATCTATGGAAAACGGACCGATACGTCCGCTATCCGCCGTGATTTTTCCGCTGATATCCACATTGACCGCCCTGATACCGTCCGCATCAATCATGGACGCCTTGATCTTCTCGGTCAGCAACAGCTTGGTGGCGATAAAAGTCCAGCTCTGTGCTACCTCCCAGTATTTTATTTTTCCCGAAGCCACATTCTGTTTGGGGGTTTCCGTCGATACCGACGTATGCGAACGGATGCACAGGTACAGCAGGTTGTCATAAAGTACAATGTCGTAAAACTGCTGCCCTTGCTTGCCCTCCAGGTAAGACACAGACGCCTCCCATACACGCATACGCATGCGCGCCCCCTTATCTCCCTTGTCACCTTTTGGAGCAAAACTGACCTGTCCGGTTCTAGTCACCAACGGCATATCACCTCCTTATTCCTTGGTTGTGATGGTCCATGCCACGTTGCCTCCTGCCTGCTGGCACATGTCCCAAGTACACGTGCCGGAAGTGGCTGCTGTACCGGAAGTAGACGGGTTAAGGACTACTCCTGCACTGTCCATGAACACGAAATAGAAAGTCATGTCCTTGTACTTGGTGGTACTTCCACGCTTGACCAGAATGGGCTTATAGACCACCGTGTCACCACTTTCCCGGATGGTCTCGTCCTCGGGCGTGGGATTCAGGATCAAATCAAACGGATCGGACGCATCCATTACGGACTGCGTGTCCTGACCGATGAGCTTGCCGCCCTGGTACACCTCCGCCTTGAACACACCTGTCGTGTCAACCATATCGTTGGTGACGGTCAATGTCTGTGTGGTCTTTCCGCTCAGCACGCTCCACGCACCGTTGACCTGGTTGTACCACTTGTACGCCAGTCCGGTAGTGATCTCGTCACTGCCCATGCGCGCTACGGCTTTCAGAATGCAGCTCTGCCCTTTGTCCCGAAGGGTAAAATACTTGTTGTCACCGGCAATGATCGTCACATGCTTTTGGTTTCCGACCCCCTTGGTAATGGGGATGCTATAGACGAACTGGACGGTGTCGCTGGTATTCCCAACGGTCACGGTGGCTTCACCCTTGATGGTACAAGAGGCCGCTCCGCTCGCCTTGACCAGATTCTTGACGATCTGCAATCCGTAGTAATCCGTCGTACCGGGCTGGTAAGGGATAAACTTGAAATGTCCCGTCTCACCGCCAAACGTGTTGGTGGAGACATTGCCCGAGAACTTGATCTCGACATCATTGAAATACCATTCATGGAGGAAGGAACCACCAGCCCTTCCGCCACCCGCGAAGAGGTGAGAATGAAGGACAAGACGGGCTTGAGCGAAGCGAAATCCGGTGCGATGTTCGTCGGCGCGGACGCTTCGCCCATATACTCCTGATACAGATCTCCCTGGTTACACTGGATGGCAGGCATGTATACGCCGCCTTTTGCGAAAATATGACCTGTCCGGTCGCGCTGGCCAAACTCATGACGCTCCTCCTTCCCCGGTCGTTTCCGTACTATCCGTGCCTTCGGAGCTTTCGGTGTTGTCCTCCCCCCAAGAGGCAGGTGTGAATACTTCGACGGGATGGTCCGTACCGTCTATCTCTTCTTTCGCCGCCTGCGGGGTCAGGCAGACGCCGCCCGCTTCCTTGGCCCTGTCAAATACCGTGTCGCCGGGGAAACGTGCCACGTCCGCCTGCCACAATAATACATTGCCATCCGCTGTCCTGTTGCGGATATCGGTCAGATGCAACCGGTCGGCAACCTCCTTCGTTACTTTAATGTAAAATGCCATAATTCTATTGTTTTTAATGTTATCCAAATTTTCTTACTACTACCGCCTTGCCCCCCTGTGTGAGCACCTTGCCGCCTTGTGTCAGCGCCACGTAAGGGCCTCTGTCCTCCACCTCCAGCTTTAACATCATGCCGTTGCTGAAAGGTATCCTGGGAGAGTATCCGTCGGCAACCTTGGCATATCCGGCATCTCCGCTCTTCTTGACGTACCAGTGGCAGTTAAACATGGCGGATGGATTCGGGATAACCCCCATGGTATCCCGAATGACGGGTCTGGGAAAGATGGCGTAAGTCCCATCCGGAACACCCGTAGGTACGCCCTCCCAGTCGGCTTCAATCTTCGGAATCCTGCGGCGTATCACCGTAGAGACTGCCGGGTCCGATGTGCCCGGGTTGATGCCGGAGTCCCGGAAGCCGCATAGGTGGCCTTGCAGACAATCGTGATGTCATCACCTATATAATTGCGGTCAATCTTATATACATTCTTGTTCAGTGATACAAACTCCCAGTCGTTGTCACCCGCTCCTGTGGTTATCGCCTCCAGCGCTCCCGTAGACAACAGACGGTACCAGAAGAACTTGCATTTGCCCGTAGCCGTCACGTCCGTGTCGCCTACCATCAGTTTAGCCGTGATGGTCTGTGCGGTGATGTCACGCACCGGGTTCCAGTCCAGCGTGGACGGGCTGTCTATCGTCAATACGGGGATCGCATCCGTACCGTCAACCGCGCGGACAAGACAGCTCATCTGAAAAGTAAACAGCTGTCCGGTACGTGTGTCGGCATATTCCGCGTAAAACTCCAGCGTGACGGGTTTTAGGACGGTGACATTTTTTTTCATTGTGATCTGTCCCTTGCTGTCACCGGACTCCGTAATGCTGTAGCCTGTGTTTGTCGATGTGATAAGTGTGCGTGTGGTTCCGATGCGCTCGTACCACTTCATGTTGGTCAGTCTGGAGTTGACCGCCCCGATTTTAGTCACCGCTTCCGGATCGGTGGCGTTGCACCGCGGAAACAGGACCAGCGGTGTCAGCGTATAGTCCGGAGTGTATTCAGCTTTGTCAGCCTGGTAGACCTGCATGTCCGGCACGCTGCCCACCACCTCGATGTTACAACTGGTTTGTAACAGCCGGTAGTTGATTTCTATTTTTCGTTGCTTTGTTGCCATTGTATAAAACCATTTTAAAATGTTACAAAATTCTCCGCCACTTCAAACTGCTGCCCGTCACGCAATAACGCCTGTGCTTTAAACGTACACACCCGCATGTTGGTATAATTCGGTCCAAGATCATCTATCGTCAGAGGAAGATTTTTCCCGGCGCCGGCACGCTTCACCGCCCATGCGTTATCTTCTGATACATTCCCGGTATCACGCGTCCAGCTCACATCAGCGTCAAGTATATGATCTGTCACGTCACGGTTGTACAGCTTGCCGGTAATATATAGCGTTGTGGAAAAAGTCTCGATATCAAAATACCACCCCTTTGTGCTGCCGATCTCTATCGTAAATTCCGGGTTCCCTTCCAGCATCGCCCATCCGGCCGCCGCATATTGCGGTTCGTCGGCTGTTCCCGTCATCAGGCACTTCCATTTGCAGCCGTAGTGCCAAACCGTGTCCGCCCGCTCCTGCGTATTGGTGTAAGGATTGTCAGAGGACGCGACTTCGGCCGACCAAAAGCCACGGTCCACCAGTTCCTGTACGGGCAGTCCCTGCCAGTCCACCCGGTAAAGTTCACCGAAGATGCCGGCACGGGCGAATATGTACGAGTGCTTATAGTTGACGGGGAGATTGTCAAACAAATCCAAATTGGGCAAACGCCCCAATATCATGTAATAGTTGTTCTGTTCCAAGACAGGCTTCGTTACTCCTTCCAGCCAGACAAGACATTTATCCGTGGTGGCGGACAAATACCAGTAGCTTTGCCTGTCCTCATTGAAGGCGTTTCCTCTTCTGGTAATGATCGTCAACTCTGTGGGAGGATAGTTTTTACCGCCCGGCACCTCACTGTCCGGGTATGACAACACCGAGATGGAGTTGGCCGGGACATTCTTGGACAGCACGCGCATCCACGAGGCGTAATACTCCCCCGTTGAAAAGAGGTTGTTTACAATCCCGTACACTATATCACCCTCCTGGAATGCGGTGAAGTCATTCTCCCAGCGCTTGCGCAATTTCAGGGTATAAGTTCCGTCGCTCTCTAAAGCCACGGACTCAATGACTCCGTTCTCGGAATATGAGGTGTCGCCTTCCTGTGCGTTCAGACGGTTATAGATGATTTCCTTGAACACTGCGGAGCCGCGTACCTCAAGACGCTCGAACTGACCGCGCCCGTCAGGATAGATACCGGCACCTTTACCGGCAATCATGGAGTCGATGAAATTGCCGAACTTCAATAAGAAATTTGTTCCGTCCGCTTGATCCTTACGAAGGAACATTACTAAGGAGCGCAATGCGGAATACACGTTATGGTCTGTCGCAGGGGTGGAGTCGTGGCTTCCGATCACATACACACCGCTGCCACCATCGCCCGTATAGGTCTGTCCCTTTAGGGTAAGGCTCTCAACCTTTTCCTCCAGCTCCCCGATACGAGAATAGGCGGCGGTTTCCCCGACAGTATATATAGGGGAATCATAAGCTAAATCAAGATTGAATTCAAATCCGATAACCCTTGACTGCCTTCCGTTCTCGAAATAAGCCTTGTTGATAAGGTTGACCTTTTGACCGATGCTGTAGAGGTTGTGAATGCCATCCTCATGGTATGCGTCATTTGACATCATCGTGCAGCCATAGGTACTCGGGTCTATCTTGGATTTGGCAGCGTACTTTTCAGTCTTTTCCTTCAGCTCCTGCTCGGCGGCACCCACAAGCCCAAGTTCGGTTATTTTCGTGCTGTCCCAGCCGGAAAGCACATATTCATCTCCATCCTGGGGAAAGAGCACATCACCGGGAAGCGGTCTGCCATAGTCCTCATTCCTGACTATCTCCCAAAGCTGTGCCTCAGGTTCCATCCGCCATCCTCCAATTTCTCCGGCTTTCCCTCAGGATTGAACTTCACGGCGAACTCCAAACCGTTGAGAAGCCCGGACGCGAAACGTATCCTCAGCTCCTGACCGGGGAGGATATATTTCTCGGAAAAGTTAACACCCGTGTCCCTAAAGCGGTAGGCATTCCATTTTTCCTCGGTGGTTGTACCGTCCTCATTCTCCACCTTGTCCGTCACTTCGATAGTGGTGACATCCGACATGATGCCCGTTCTTCGGGGATAGACTTCATCGAAGATAACCACCTGCTCGACGGCTTCCTCAGTAGTCATATCAGGATAAGCGTCAATGTAAGGAGTGCCTTCGGGAAGCATCAGCCTGCGCTGCACCACGCCGTTCACAACCACGGTCTCGTCAATGGGGCGGTAGTCTGCCGGTATGTTACGGGTGGAACCAAAAGCGTAGATACGGGTGGCATAGGTGGACTGGGATTCTGACTGTGACATTTCCTGCACGTTTTTCCCGATCTCGAAATCCACCGCGTCACCGGACTCACAACGCCCGAAATGGATGATGTTTTCAGTCACCCAACATTCGCAATCCCATTTCTTTGCCATCTCAAAACAAGCGTCAAGGATGTTGATGTTGTCGTAACTCATCAACTGGGACTTATTTTCGACTGTGGAATCAATGGAGAAAACAAAATCCTGTCCTTTGTATGTGTAACCAAGAGCTTTCAAATTTCTAAGGACTATACCGGCTTGTACGTCAAGCGGGGCGGTCAGGTTCCAGGACGCTTCCTGTCCGGCCGTCTCCGGGGTATATTTGAAGATTTTGTTTTTCCATTTCCAGTAGTAGGCGTCAAGTCTTAATTCGTAATCGTAGCCGGCGGTATTGGTGTTGAATGCGGGCTTCTGCAAGTCGCACACCTCGAACAATCCGAAGTTACATTCCACGTATGAGCCAAGTTTGAAATATATGGGATTCTCTAAGGAGAACTTTAACATGATGTAGTCCTCCTTCATCAGAGTGAACTTACGCTTGCAGCCTTCATTGATCAAAGTTGTAAGCAGGATAGCACCGGATATGTCTTTGATGTCGATTTGTTCCATGTCTTCAAAGTTCGGGGATAAAAAAGAGTGCCCAATTTTGAGCACTCACATACACGACAATAAAACCAATGTCGTGAATTAGCTTCTGTTTGCCGGATTTGGCTCGTTAAACTTGGCTGAAATTTTTCCGAAAGTTCGGTCTAAACTCTGTGCGTAAGTGACACTCTTGCCAGTATAAATAAGATGGTAAACCTCGCTACTATTAGCAGGAATCTGAATATCAACCACACCTTTATACAGCTCATCAAAGAAAGCTTTCTTCTTTGCTTGATAATCAGACTGAGAATTACTCTCGATAGTGAACGAAAGAGTTATTTCCCTCTCATCGACTTTAGGATTATTGATTATTACCCGTTTCCCATGTTCAAGTCGGCTTTTGTTCTCAATAAAATCCTTCATGGGAGCAGATGCCCCAATAACATCAAGAAACCCCTCTCCCATTCTCACACCCCATGTTGTATAAGCGTTTTCGCCATTAATTAATAATTCATCCATAGACTATAATTTTGCTGTATTCTTTTTAACTTCTGCTATATCTCTTTGCATCTGTTGAATAGGTTTGACGATTGCCCCTGTATTTTCTGAAATCTGTACCAGTTCAAGATAAGATTGCGCTATCAAATTCCTCGTATCATCAGCAATATTTCTTGTTTCCGTATTTATGGAAAGTAGAGCATCTGCTTTTACTGTCAGTAGATTAAGTGATTGAGATTGAATAATATTCTGATTTTTTATTTCTTCTCCTGCAATCTGCAATGCTGTAAACCTACCGTTCAACTCTTCGCCAGTATCTTGACTCATTGCCTGAAAACCTTTGGATGAAGCTGACTGGGATGTTGATTCTTGCGAAATCTTGTCATATCCGGTTGCTGCGGCAAGCTCGTCACGGAGCTTCATGGCTTCGTCCACATAACCCATGTATTCATCCATCAGCTCCTTACGCTCATTATTGTCAAGCGTACCATCATCCTTCATGGCTTCACCGAATTTATCATACCATGTCCTCAGTTTGTCACTAAACTGTTCACCGATGGCATTTGACAGCATCGCCTGCATGAAATATTTGGATATGTCATCAGCAAAATTCTCCGCACTCTTCTCCATATCCATCAGACTGCTTATAAAACTGTCATACATGGAATCGAATGACATTCCGATCAGGCCCTCATAAAGACTGTCGGTCAGTTCTTCCAGTTTTCCTGCCTGCTCTATATAATCATCCAGCTTGTCGGTAACACGCTCACCGTAACCTCCCTTACCGGAAGATTCCATGATATCCCATAACCATACGTCTGACCGTAGAGCCTTCATCTGTTCGGGGGTCAGATTCCACAAGGAATCGGTGCCGGAGAAATCCTGCATGCCGGTAGCTTTTCTTGCGTGTTCCAGCATTTCATCCGTCCATTTCAGATAATGCTGCCAGCTGCCGTGGCTCTTATGATATCCGGCTTGCTTCTTTGCTATTTGCAGATAGTTTTTATTGACTTCCTCCTGATACTTTACAGCTTCCCTGTAAGATTCAACCGATTTCATTCCCTTGCTTGCCTTCATCTCGTCAGTCAGATTCTCGATGGCCGTTTGCAAAGTTTCATTCCTGTCCGTCAGCCTGTCTATCGTTTCCTGTACTTCCTTGGCGTTTCCACCTATTCCAAACAAGGAGTTGAAGCCTCCGAATGAGATTGCGTTCAGGATGTTTCCTATGCCGTTCCTCAATGACTTGCCGATTGTGACAAACAAATCCCCTGACAAGACATCACCGATAATTCCACTGACAGCGTTCAGAACAGCATCAAGCAGACCACCGACAAGATCACTTAATCCGTCTTTGAGTACGTCAATGATGGACAGAATCCATCCGACAATGGGGACCTCCTTAAGAGATTCTGACGTTTTTCCTATGACATCCTTGAATCCGTTCACGGTTTTGATAATTCCGCTATATGCGTTATACAATCCACCGGATGAAATCTGCTGCAAGCCTCCCAACAAATTTTCCATGCTTGCTTTCAGTCTGGTGGCGGTATCAGTCACATTACGCTGGGCCTGATTGGCGATATCAGTCTGTGTCTTCACATTGGCGGATGCAATGTCAGCATTCTGCCGTGCTGTTTCAAGAGCGTTTGCTGCGGCTTGTTTCTCACTTTCCGTTCCGCCCTTCTGCGCTTTGGCGTAATCATCCTGTGATTTCTTTAGTCTTTCCAAAGCAGCTGTTTCAATCCCTATGGCACTGATACGATTCTGTTCTGCTATTTGATAGGCTTTTACATCCTCTCCAAGTTTCTTGAAGTTGACTCCACTTGTACCACCCAAAGACTTTTCCATCTGGCTGATGGCGTCAATCAATGATTTCTGGCTTGCCTGATCGGAGTTCTTGAACTTGTCAGTCCGTACATATTTTTTCGCTTCGTCCAAGGCGGGCTTTATCATGTCGGAAAACATGGAACCAAACTCACCGAACACAGTAACCCAATCTATATTGGCTTTTATGGCTTCTGTTTCCTTGTTCTGTATGGCAACATCACGTTGTTTCTCCAGTAACTTTACTTGTGCACTATTAACACCGTTTTCTTCCTGTGCTTTCCTTATTTTTTCCGCATACTCTTGGGCGATAGCAATTTCTGCTGCTGGAACGTGCCATATTCTTTCAAGTAGTCGTTCAAAGCCTGTTGTTCGGCTTTCAGCTGTCCTTCAGTTACATCGGAAATATCTTTATCTCTCATACTTTCGGCATTGGTATAAGCTTCTGAAATTTTCTGTGCCTGCTTGTCGGTCAGCTTACCGTTACCGGCTTTGCTCCATTCTTCTTCCTGTTTTCTTATCGCATCAATCTGTTTCTGATAATCAAGGTCAATCTGTTTCAACTTCTTTTCCGTGCCTTCTCTCATCAGGTTGATTTCATCTTGCTGGTTTTTGAAACGGAGTTGGAGAAGTTCCTCGAAAAGCTGTTCTTGTTGTTTCAATAATTTCTCTGCTTCTTCTTGACGTCTTTTCCTTTCTTCTTCACCAATCTTTGAAGAATCTTCATTCGGGTTGAATATCAAATCATTAACATCTATGTTTTGTGCTAATTCATTTTGAGATTTATTTAGCTCGTATATTTCACGTCTAAGTTTAGCAATGCCTTCATCTATTTCTTCGACCTTACCCAAAGCTGCACCAACCATCATTTGTTGACCTGCATACATATCGGGATTCGCCTCTCTGTCTATTTTATTTCTTAATTCAATCTGTTTGTCAAGTTTTAGTTGTGCATTTTCTCTTTTAGCATATTCTTCTGTTATTTTAGCCTCATTTTCCAATATTTTTTTAGCATTCTCTGTCATTTTATCCTGTGCAGCCCTCGTACGTGCAGATGCAATAATCGAAGAAGTAAGTCTTGCATAAGCGTCAGCTGCCTTTCCCGTTAGAATTTCTTCTTCTGAAAGATTTTTGAAGAAATCAGGATATGATTTTTGTAGCTCATCAACAGCTTTTTTTCTTTCACGAATAGGCTTTGAAGCATTTTGAGTAGCTTTATATAATAATTCCAACTTTGTTATTTCGGATTGAGCATTTTGAACTCCTTTTAATTGAACGTCATTTAGTTGTTGTTGAATATCAACAAGAGATTTCATGACATTCTTAGCATTAAACAGCCCTGCAACCCAATCCACCACCTTATCGCCATAAAGAGTAAGCAATGTAATACCAACCGTTAATGCAGTCTGCCATGAGAATAAAGAAGAGGCAACCTGTTTCCACACCGGAGTAGCAGACTGCCCCGATTTTTTCAACAAATCATATTCGATACGTGCACGCTTAATTTCATCGGCTAAAATTGGAAGGTTGTTAGAAATGGCAGAAAAAAACACTTTCGGACCGTAAGCCAAAGAAGGAAGTTCGCGTTCTACTTGTTGGATAGACATACTAAGTCCGTTCCACTGCTTGCCATAATTACCTACATTGCGTTGGTGGTTGCCTATTGTCGCATCAAGCTCCTTAATTTTTGCATCAGCCTGATTGATAGAAGCAAGGAGTTCTTTTCCAAAAGGAGAATTACGCTCTTCTTCCGTCAGTTCACGATAAGCAATTCTCATCCTTGACAAAGACTGCGACAGTCCTTTCATAGAAGTGGCGGCAACATTATCCAACTTGACATTATTGTTCAGAGTTTGCCGTACCTCTGCCAAAGCCTCCTTATGTGTCAGCAGGGAGTTGTTCAGTTGTTCAAGCCGTTTTCTTTGCGCAGAGGACAAAGAAGAATACTCACCTTGCGACTTTGTTATCTTTTTGATTTCGGCATTAATCAAACGGATAGCGTTCATTTCCTCTACCATTCGTTTGATGTTCTCTTCTCTTGTGCCAAGAATGCCGTTTATTTCGGTTTTTAAATCATCATAAGCCTTTGCTTGCGCCCGAACACTTTCCGTTTCAGCCGTATTTGTTTGCCTTGCAGCATCTCCATTCTGTGCCGGATCAGCCGTAGGTTTAGATACAACCTCTTGTGCTTTGACAATCTTTTCGGTTGCTTTATTGATTCGACTGACAGAAAGCATAATCTTTCCTTCCGCTGCCGCAATCTTATCCACCAATACATCATATTGCCCAAGCAAAGAGGTAAGTTGTGATTGCAATCCTTTCGCTATATCAATATCCACTTTAATATTAATACCCATCAATGCTTTTTTGACATTTTCTATCTCGTTCTTCAGTTTGCGCAACTTCTGAACATCACTGTCTACATTTGAAATAATGCCTGCCATATCTATAATTTTTTTTCTATTTGTCTACCTGCATATAATATTGCTGAATCTAATACATCATACCCTTTTGAACGAACGAATGAAGCATAAGGCATACCATCCGCCAAATAAAGCCCGTCTTTTGGCTTCTCTGAATAGATTAGTAGATTTTCCGTTTCGCTTTTCGCTTCAGGATGTGAAGTGTCAGCTACTACTTCCATCCATATTATTTGCCCATCTTTCACAACGCAAGCCCCCGGAGCATTACGCAAGTTGAAAGTATGATTCTGATATTCTTTCAATCCATTACTACCACGAGCGTTTTGCGCAATGCGAATGCAATTCTTACCTATCTCAATAAGTTTTGAGTAATACTCATCTTCCGCTTGCCGGATAAGTTCTTCCAATCCTGAAATATCTCCTTTAAAGTCCATTTTTCTTGTTAAAGTTACGGCATAGCCAAATTTTAAGATGATTATTTTCAGTGAAATATGCAACAATCGGGCTATTGTGGTAAAATAATTGTGAAGGTAAATATTGGAAACTTATTTTGCTATTTCAGAGATTGCAAAAGAACGACAATGGAAGAATTGTCGTGAGAAAGTTTGACGGAATATGTTTTTGGGGTAGTTTTGTCACTAAAACAATTATACAATATGAAAAAAAGGATAAAGTATGCAGTTATCACAATATTGGCGGTATTTATAGCTGTCAATATTGCAGATTTCATCATGTTTCAGAGGTTCAAATCTATCTGCAAACAAGAAATGTCTATATTAAATAGAGAAGACTCTTTTAGTGATGAAAATAATAAAAAATTAAATGAACTGATTTCTGAAAAAGGAATGATTATTTCTATATCAAATAATCCTATTTGGGATTTTATATCAGTTATTCCCAAGTAACTAATAGCGCACCCCGACTTAACGAGGTGCGCATTATTATTTAAGCAGCATCTTTACCTAAGAACTTTTCTACGAAGTAAATTTGCCCCTTACCAGTCACTTTGGTAGTAGTAGTGACCAATACAGAGCCGTCCGGCTTGGTGATGGTGGTTTTCTTCAATTCAAAAAGCCCCAATTTCATAGCTTTCTGCGTTGGCTGATTGTAGTAGTCACCCTTTTGGCAAAGATAACCATTCTCGCGCATCCAGCTAAACAAACGGTTCTGACCGATATTCACTCCATTTTGTTGCAGTATCTTTGCTAATTCAGCAACCAAGCAAGAACGTTGAGAAGTTGAAACGGCATCGGCAAAAAGGACTTTAGGTGCATCTTTCTGAATCTTCTGTTCGGCTTCGATACGCTTCTGTTTTTCTTCTTTTAAGTTGGTTGCAAGCTGAATCAGAAAATCGGGTGAGGTCAAAGCCTTTTCAAGTGTATCGCTGGTCATGTATGCACCATGTTTGCGGATTGAGGGCAAAACTTCATCGCAAACCCAATCTTGGAACTTTTCGGCATCCGGCAATTTAGATTTCATAGTCAAACGATAAACCTCGCTTTCCTTGCCGTACTTTATGTCTTGTACACCGCCATTTGTGGGGGTCGGCAAAATAACGACCCCTTTACAGTGTTGATTTACAGCATCGGCAGGTCTGCTATACCCAAGGGCTTTTGCAACATCTGCCAAACAAAACAAAGGCTCATTACTCTCATTCATCGCGATTCTTACTTTTCCGAACTGCTCATTTTGGAAAATCTGAATATTATTCATACTTTTACACAGTTTAAAAAATTAGACCCCACCAAAGGCAAGCTCCTCACTTCTTACCAATGGCGGGGTTATATTTTCAGCTGTGAGGATAGCTGCGTTGTTTCTGTTTGCAAACTTATTATATAATCGTGTAAGAGAGAGATTTTTATTTTACCATAACACGACAATCGTTTCATTGTCGTGAAGTTTTTGGTGGTGGTCTCGTTTTCATATGTTTCATACTTATTTAGTCAATACATTGTCTATCAATCCACGAAGTTCTTTCAGCTCTTCTTCGGTCAATCCATACACATTACCCAATGCTGAAGGTTTTTCAATCTTTAAACCGTACTTTACCCCCCCTGCTGTTTCTCTTTGGGTAAAATGGCGATAGCAAATCGTTTACTCATTTTCTTGTTGTTTTTGATTTATAACTATGTTTTTAATCTCTCATTTGGTAGCAATTATTGGCGGTGGTCTTGTTTTGAAGTTCATAATCGTATTTATATGCTTGGATATATTCTAAATCCCTCTACCAGTTCCCTTCAAAATCAGAAATCAACTTGCGTATCTGCTTGTTTTGATTATCAGCGTTTATATAGTGTCCTGCCAAATAATAACTTTCTACATAGGCATTGCTTATTTGGGCAAATATATTGCGCAATCTTTCTTGGAAAGGCAATTTGTCGCAATCATATACGCCTGCCTGTATCTCACCATAAATACCAAATCCGACCCCATTCTCTCTTCTTATTTTTGCTGCTGTTTCTTTCAACCGTTTATTGAAACAATTCAGTTCGGATTTGAATATCTTTTCAGCATACTTGGTGCAATCATTCTTGCGGAGCATTTCTTCCATTTCGTTAAAGGCGTTAATGTACGCTTCTTTGAATTGTGCAGCCACCCTGCCAGTGAACCCCATAGCCAAAAAGGTGAACCCATCACGAGTTAAATAGTACATGGGTCTTTTTTCACCTTTTTTATCGACATATTCAACGGGCGCAAAATTGCGCTGGTTAAATAACTCACTACAATCCAATGATTTAATAGCCCTTAATACATCTTTATGTGCTTTGCCAAAATACTTGGCAACCACCAATGAAGAGGTTACCGCTTGTCCATCTCTTACTTCAATCAAATCAATTTCACATGAAGAAGAATTTTCCATTTTAATAATTTCTGTTCTCATATTCGTTATATTTATGTGTTTATACTATTTCGAGCGCGTTGCCTGTGAAGGTGGTGCGTTCTTTGCTTACCACTGTTTTACTTGTTTTTCAATTCATCATACTTGCCGTTCATTAGCATTTCGACTTCACGATGAAAGTTTATATCAGTCAAGCGAAACTCTATCAAAGCACGCTTGTACGCATCACCTTTCTTATGATTGTTAATAAGGTGCATCATCTGTTTGCTATCCAAGCCGTAACCGTTTTTGCGATTGAGATTCTTAGCTCTGCACATATCGCTTTCTCTTAGTTCTATTGTTTCCATAATCTTTATATTTTGAGTTATTTCATTTCTACTTTGCTCTGACTTTAATCACCACAATATTGAGAACCCATATACCCACGGCTATTTGAATTGTAGCAGTCAGACCAAGTAATCTTACTATCATTGTAAGATGTACGCTCTACCGGCTTCTGGTTGGCTAACATAGCTTTATCTTAACTTCTCTTTCTTCTGCAAACTTGATAGCGTCTTTCGCCCAACGCCAAGCGAGTTTCAGGCATTCGCCAAAAGTTCTGCCCATTCTTGAACGGCTATTGTAGAAGCGGTGAGCGTCTTTCATTATTTGAGATAAGTTGTAGCGTTTCATATATCTATCGTTTTATAACCACGATGCAAATGTAAACCGTTCACTTTAAATAATCAAACAAAATAGAAATATTTCGCTTTACATTAACTCAATTTAAGAATAGCTATCGTTTTACATATTTAAAAGTATGTATATTTGCACAAAATATAATTTAGAATAGTTATGGCTTTACGAATAAAAGAAGTTATAAAAGAGCAAGGAACAACTGTTCAAGAGCTTGCTGATAAGATGGGAATATCCAGAGTAGGATTAAGTCAACACATAAATGGCAATCCTTCAGTAGAAGTATTAGAACGAATAGCATCTGCTTTGAATGTTCAAGTTTCAGACCTTTTTGAAAATCTTCCGATGAAGTTATAGGAGCTGTTCGCATAGGAGATAGCACTCACGTTATCAATAGTAAGGATGATATTAAGAAGTTAGCGGAAAAATTATAAAACCAAAATCCAGAACTTACTCATAATCTCTTTGTTCAATGAGAATAAGAAGGCATTATTTGTTATAACTATAATTTTATAGCTATATTTGCTGCTGAATATTTTCTTATTTTTAAGAAACGACTCAAAATCATTAAAATGGCACATCTAAAAGTAATAAATTTCGGAGCTATAAAATCTGCTGATATTGAAATAAAAAAATATAATTTTTTTATCGGTCATACATCAAGTGGAAAGAGTACAATTGCAAAGCTTATCGCAATATTCAACAATTCTATATTTTGGGCTATCAAAGAAGGAAACTTTAAAGCATTCACCAACTTATTAGAAAAATACAATATAAATTTTTCATTCGATTCATCCACAAAAATTCAATATCGTAATGAAAAATACATTTGGGAAATAGAATTAAATAAATTCCATAGTAATTATAAAGATGCAGATCTCATGGAGATGGCTAACACATCTGAGTCCTATGATTTCATATTAAAATTTATAGAAAAAAAAGAAAGTGAATCGTCATTAAAAGATTTAATAGATGCTCTAAAAAATTCCATAAAAGACGATAAGCTAAAGAAAGAAAATGCATTTTTCTCAAACTTCATTAAGCCACTTTTGATGAGCGTCATTTATGAAGAGTGTATTCCTGTATACATACCAGCTGAAAGATTGTTAATTTCAACATTTTCTAATAGCATATTCTCTTTATTACAGGCAGGAGCTAGTATTCCTGATTGTATAAAGGATTTTGGAAGTTTATATGAAAAAGCTAGAATGCAATACAAAAATATTGATATAGACATACTAAATATTCAAGTATCTTTTAATAATAATGGCGATACTATATATTTAACAAATGAGCATAAGGAATTAAAGTTATCCCAAGCTTCAAGTGGAATTCAATCAATCATTCCCCTATGGACTGTATTTAATCAGTATGTTGAAAGCAAGAAAAAACAAATGTTAGTTATAGAAGAACCAGAATTAAATTTATTCCCTTCTACTCAACATTTCCTAATTGATTGGATTATGAGAAAAATGAGAAAGTCAAATGGAAGTATTGTGATTACAACACACAGCCCTTATGTATTATCAGTAGTAGATAATTTAATATTTGCACAAGAAGTATTAAAGAAAAGCAACAACAAAAAACTTGTTTTACCTAAAATAAAAGAACTCATTCCCTCAATGGCTCTGATTGATTTTGATGATGTATCTTCTTATTTCTTTCATTCAAATGGAACTGTTAAAGACATAAGAGATACTGACATTAAATCTTTAGGCGCAGAATATATTGACGAAGCGTCCAACGAACTAGGACATATTTTTGATGAACTTTGTAATATCGAAAGAGATGGGTTGTAAATGCTTTGAAAGAAAAACTCAATTTACGGACACTACATCTTTTGATGACAAATATAAGTTATCTAAATGTAGATGTACTTCACGTTTCACTGTTGGCGAGAATAAAAGTAAATTCACTATTGTATCTAAGCAGGTTTCTGAAGTTGACAAAATAAAAATTGACGGTTATTTTGACAGTTCATCGAAACATAGAAAGTGTGACTATTTATTTGTATATACACCAACTTCGCCTTCCAATTGTATTTATATTTTTGTAGAACTAAAGGGAACAGATATAGCACATGCTGTAACGCAAATTGGCAATACAGTGAACTTATTCTACAATCAAGGGTATTTAAAAGATAAAAAAGTTATAGGAGCTATTGTTAGTTCGCGGCATCCATCAAACGATGGTACGTACCGCAAAGCAAAACAAACTCTAGAAAAATCACTTTCATCAAAAATAAAAGATTTTCGTATAGAAAAAAAGAATAGAGAAATGACTTACGATCCTACTCATGATAAAGTTATTTAGTTAAAGCCGGATTTCTCCGGCTTTTTCTTTACTCACCATTCAGCCCCACATAAGACCTACGCGAGAACTTACGGGCGTACTGTCTGTCGGTTAATTCACCGAAATTACCTACACGAGAATGAATATTGCCAGCATACTTCCGATATGCGGATTAACTCTCTTCATTCTTGCATCAGAAATGTTAGTCTGCGCTAATCTCCATCTCTGTGCCGATAAATCATCTAAACTTTTTCTTCTTTTGATTCAGCTTAAAATTTTAAAAGTTAAACAATATAATTTCGCCATATCTATTTCTTTTTCCTACGATTAGCTAATTCCTTACCGCTGATTCTATTCACCTTTTGACCACTTACGGTATGAAGTTTATCCCGTTGCATCATCAACAGATTCCTATAAGGGATAACCTCAAACACTTCTGTATAACTCAAATGAAGCGTGTCAATCAAATGGGCTATCTGCCCGAAGAACGTTGTGTTTCCTACTGTTTCGGTCTTGCTGCCAGCATCGACACGTTCCTCATCGAGCTGACACACTGAAAAGCCGAAATATCCATCATAGAGAAACAGACTTCCAAGCATCTTTGACTTCTTCAAAAGTGCCGTTCTCCAATTCTTTGACCAAACTATCATTCCCGCAGATGAAGCATGAAATACCTTTCAGCATATCTTCAGTAGCTTCAGGAAGCTCTTTAATAGCCTCCATGATATTATCTCCTCGCAGGGCGATATTGGAAAAATGATGAATGGCACGACAGATAATTTTAATTGTAGGAGGTTTAATGGTATAAACCATCCCTCCTATCTCCACATTCATGAAATCCAGCCCTAACAAAGCATCAGAAACCGTTTTTGCTGCTTGATTCATATTCTTAAACTAAAAGGGGGAATGGTATATATCCATCCCCCGGTTATCACTCTTGTGCTTTTACCAATGTTATCTCTTTTTTAAGAGTGGTATCAACTTCAGAAGGAGTGGTTTTAATATCTCCTGACTGAGTGACGTACCCCACTTTCGACACTTCATAGTGAACGGTAGCCCCAGCATTCACCTGCTTTGACTTGACCGTTGCACCGTCCAGCTTTACGGTCGCATCGGAAGGAGTAGGTACAATGGTTACTGTAGTTCATGCCTGCAAAGCTTTAATCTGCCCTTCTTCATAGTTATACTCAGAAGAAACACCTTCGATTCCCGGTTCCTGCACCAAGCCTTTTACAGCGATTGCAATTGCCTTATCCGTATTGGCTTCACGGGAAACAATACGGCATTTTGGGAAGATGAACCAGACATCATCATCGGTCAGACAGAACAATGCTTTGTTGATAATAACTTTATCCAAAGCACGCTTCCAACCTACATCTTTAGATGTTGCCTGAATAACATCGCCACCCATGAACGCTTTCTTGGTCTTCCAGTCATATTGTCCGATAGAGAAAGCGGGCGATACTTCTCCCGGCACATCATCGTAACGGTAATTCTTTCCCGTTAATTGGTTCTTGTACCCAGTGACGGAGGCTTCCGTTTCCTCAATCTGCCACGTTTCCCCGTGTACATTCAAAACCTCATCTTTCGCTTTGATAGCGGCTTGAATCAAAGTCTTTGCGATTTCGGGGGTAATGTCTGCCGTTACCTTATCAATATCGGCAAACAAGATTCTTTTTATTCCTACTGCTGAAATCATAATCTTATAGTTTTACATTTATTACTTCAAATAAAATTCTCACATTCACGTAATGGCATTTCAAAGCTGCATCCGCTTCCGCGCCAATTGATTCGATAGAGTAACGATAGGTTGTACCGTCATAGGTGCTTACTACATCATCAAGCAGCTTGTCAGCCTTTCTTTCAAGTTCGTTAAGCCGGATTGTGTTCGCTTCATTCTCGCTTAAATTGGGTACACATAGATTCACTTCTGCAAAAGATTTCTTCCAATACTTTCCCGGCTGTTGTTTCTTCGTATGGATAACGATTCTTTCAGAGGTCAATTCACCCGTCAGCGTTTCCCCGTCCGGCACTATGGCTATTCCGAAAGCCTTGCAATCCCGGTAGAGAATGTTTCCTATGTCGGTAGTTACAATCATTCCACAATCTCCCAATCTTCGGCAAATACATCACTGATAGACGGAACCCATGAATCAGCACGTCCGTTATTCTCATTGTAGATAAGGCACTGGCTTGTATAGTCAATGAATCCTTTACTTCTCAGAATAAGGTCTTTTGCTGATTGGGAAAGAGATTGCATCTTAGGGATGATGTCGCTTTCGATATGAGCTGGCACTTGTTTGAATACCATCAAACCTTTACCGTTCCAACCACTTCTACGAACAGTCCCACCTTGTTTTAACACTTCGATTGCATCACCGAAGCCCATTACGGATGAATCATCGGCTTTATCGTATGTTTTCTCAAAAATGTCCGGCTTGCAAGGATAAAACTCCCCGTTTACTCCTTTGATGATATAATCTCCATAGTTTGCAAGCATTTTGCCTTCAAGCGTTTCGATGTACACACCAAGATAAGGCTCATTGGTGTTGCCATTCTCGTCTATACCGAAATCGGGATTGTGTTTCGGTACGGGAGTTCCGCCCATAAAATCACATACAACATCGAAGTTGTCTGTTGTCAACCGAATGGCTTCAATTACTACTGGTTTCTTTCTGTATTTCATTTTTCAAATTCTTCTTTTAATCGTTTCTCCGCATATAAAGCGGCACTACTTAAAACATCAAATCCCTTAGATTCTACGAATGATGCGTATTCCGCTTCGTTTTTCAGTGTCAAACCATCTTTATCGACATCGTAATCATTGGACGTTCTCAAAGTGAGTGTGTGGTCTTGATAATCGCCATGTTCCTCCGCGTACTTCACGGCTTCATCGCTACATCAATCATCTTCTTTTCGACCTCCCATTCTCCTTCATCGAAAAAGGAGTCGACATCTGAGAAATCGAAATCTACATCCATAATTCCGAGTAGTTAAAGTAGTTTGTACTCTTTACCGTGTAGACTTCGCCTTGACCTCTTACGCCATCACCATCCATGCAACGTACTTCATCACCAGCCTTGACAGTAATTCTTTTCTCACATACTACATGATAATTCGGACGATACACAGAGCCGTTATCAGATGAAAACTCTTTGGTAGTGTTATCATCACAACGGCACTTGCATACCTTCTGCCAGTATTCACCACCTGTTCCGGGAATAGGTCTGCCAAACTCATCCTTGTCCATCGGGGTGATAACTTTTACCTGCAATATGTGTGGGGCAAATATCATAAGAAAGTCACTTTAGGTTTGTTACCCAGTTCGTCTTTCAAACCGTACTGTTTACACAGAAATGAATAGTAATCCTTAATGCCTTGAATGTTCCAAGACATAGAAAAACCGCTTTCGCTGATGGAAGTGGCACGAAGCAATAGAGAGGGGATGAACTTCGCAATTGCCACCGACACCCGTGTTTGGCAATCCTCGTTCATCTCACCCCCTCCGCTTATCTTTGCGTTCAGACATATATCGAAAAGGTCAGCCTCCGACAAGTTAACGCCGAAGGTCTGAAACTTCTGTAATATATAATCGTTTACTGTCATGCGTTCATCTCACTCAAATCGAAGTTCACAATCAGGTTCGGGTTCGCAATCTGCGGAATCCATTCGGCTGTGTATTCCAGATAGCGACCATTGCCGTCCTTGTAACCTGAAATCAGCATATCGCCATCTGCCTGAGTGTAATTACGTCCCGGTACACCATCCACAGCTTCATAAGGAGTGTGGAAGCGCATATAACCGATTTTATCCTGCGGAAGCAGGGAAATACGACCATCTGCATAAATGGGGATATTCTTACCTGTTTGGTCTACCACATAATCTTCCTTGATTTCAATAGCCGGAAGTCCGATACCCGTAAAAATAGCAGAAGCCAGTTGCGAAGTGATAATCCCGGTGGACATATACATCTCGTTGCCTGTAAGCTGCATCTTGAACTTATCACCGAACTCGCTTGAACCGATGATGTTCTTGACGAATGTGCCACGGCTCATAATCATCTTGGGGAATGTGCCGTAAATAGATTTCAGCTCATTCAGTTTCTGCTGCAAGTAAGTGACGAAATAGTCTTTATCCTCTGTGTCCGGCTTGATAAACTTGAACGGCAAGTCGATGTTCAATAAGTCAATTCCTCCGGCATTGTCGTCCTTGTTCTTCACGCTTGCTGCTCCAGTCATCAACAGAGAGCCTACGATAATGTCCATACGCTTGTGCGGTGCCAGCAATACCTGACGGTAATCGTCATAGATGAAGTCCACGATGTCACGCATGGCTGCTTTCTGGTCTTCCGGTTTGGCGGCATTATACTTATCTATCAAGTCCTGCAAGTCAGACAAACGGTCGATTGAGATTTGATAGCGGTCACCCAAATAGGCAATCTCACCATATCCGGAAGCGATATTCCTGCGTTCACGGATAGGCTTTTCGCCATAACGGGAGTTGATGGAACCAGCCATCACGCCAGTAACCTGACCGATGTAGTCTTTAAATACACGAGTAGTAGTCCTACGGAAGCCCAAATACTGCTGCCAATAAATTGTGTCCTTTCTTGTCTTGAGGACACGCTGAATCACTGCATTTACAATGTTCGGGTCATTAAACAATGTATGAATAGTTAGCATCATATATTAGTCCTCCTTTCTTTATTTTGCCATTATACCTGCGTTTTTCAACGCTGTCAATAATCCGTTAAAGTTTTCTACCGACACCGTACCAGATGCATCATTCACTTTGGCTGCCTGCTTTACACCTCCAAGAGCAGAAGTCGTAGCTGCTGTTAAAGTATACTTGTTAACTTGTGCTGCAACCCCATCCAATTTGGCTTTATCTTCCTTGCTCATCAATCCGTCCCGACTGGAAGAAGCCTTAGGAATTGATACAGTGTCTTTTTCTTGTTTGACATCCTGAGCATTAAACTGGAAGTGCGGCATATTCGCCTTGTCAATATCTGCGAAAGGCATTACCAGCTTGGTCGGTTCGATTTCAAACGCACGCATCAAAAGGGAAACCAATACTATGCCATCCTCTACCTGCTTCCTTTCATACAGAGCTGAATTTGCGATAACTTTGGGCGTTGTACCATCTGCGGCTGTCGCTTCGTAAAGAACTGTTCCAGCTTCTAGATTTTCTCCAAAGTCTGCCGCTAACGTCAGCTTATCAAAAGCTTTGTCAGCCTTGTCAATAGCGTTGATTGTCGCTCCATGCGCACCGTTACCCAAGTGCATACCTTTGTAAGCCAAAGAACGTTTCTTGATTTTCAATGTGGTATTGGAGCCTGTCGTAAACTTCTCATATACTTCCACACGGATAGCCACTTGGGATGTTTTCTTCACCAAGTCAGCTGCAATCGGTGTGAATGAGGGCAAGTACGAGCCGACAACGAGGTTGGTTGTGTCCAACTTATACGGACCTCTGCGTCTGCGTCCGGTTTCTACGTCGTAGCGTTCTTCCTGCTCAACTTCCGGTTCAAGATTATACTTAAATCCTGCTGCCATAAAATCACTGTTTTTGTTGTTCTACAATTTCTTTAGTGTCGTCTGCAATCATTTTCGCAAACGCCTGAGTCTCATTCTCCAGTTCTTTTTTTGCTGTATCTGGAGGAACTACACCCTTAAAGCCGTCATTCGCAAACTCCTGCTTCAAGTCCTTGAAGTATGCGTCCAAGTCCTCATCGTCCTTAATGGCGCATCGTTTGGCGTAGTTTTCGGGAATACCATACTCCTTTGCCTTTGCCAAAATCTGCTGGCTACGTGTTGCTTGAGCCTTTTCTGCTTCAAACTGCGTTAGCTTATCAGAAAGGTTCTTGTTGGAGTCAATTAAAGCTTGCGCCCATGCAGGCACATCGTCTTTATTCTCTTCCGTTTTGGTGGTTGTGGTAGTCTCGATTGGCTTACCGTCTTTAAGGTTATGCCTCTTCTCGTAGTTAGTCACTGCCGTTTTTGAAGCATCCCCGGCACGGAAATCACCATAGGAATTAAGCACGTCCGAAAAGCTGATACCCTCAATAATAGAGTTTACCTTTGTCTCGTCCGTTACACCCTCTGCCTTTTTAGTAGCGATTCGGGTTAAGATAGCAGTGTCCACCCCAGCGAATTTCTGTTGTAGCCCTGCTAAGATTTGTTCTAAGATTGTCATACCGTATGAATTTGATTTATAAATTTCTACGGTAAATTTCGCTATTTATAAAGAGGGTGAGAAATAATCAGATAGGTGATACACGACAATAAAACGATTGTCGTAAAATGGTATAAAAAAAGGCGTGAAACCGAATGAATCACGCCTAAAATATATCACGACAAAAACTTATACTTATACTCCCAACACTATATTTGCATCAATATTTAGCTTCCGGCTTATCTCACGAGCAACTTTCAAGGTTGGTTCACATTTACCAGATATATAATCACTTAATCGTGATGGGCTGACACCAACCAACTTTGCAAGTGATTTTTGATTAAGCCCCATTCGTACATACGAAGTTTAAGAACATCCACAAGTGTTGGTTCTCCCAATGCAAAATGTTCTTCGGAATAATCAGCAACCAAATTAGAAAGAAGCTCCAATTCTATGCTATTTGGGTCATTCAAAGGAGTATCATCTTTCACTAATGGAAGAAGTTCCTCTACTCTTTTCACCGCCCATTCATATTGGGCTTGATTTTCTATCTTTGTCATAATCCTAAATATTAGCGCAATCTATTTTATCATATTCTTTATGAGTACCAATAAAGCGAATATACACAAACTGAATAGTGAATTTAATCACTACTACCAAACGATAGTTATTGCCTTTGATATTGAAAACATAGTGTTGATTACCTACACTATCAACGCTATTAAACGTTTTCTTAATATCGGCAAAACAGGTCCACTTGCTTCTTTTCACAATGGTAGTCCATTCTTGCAAAGCGACCTTTGAATCGGGATGGTTCTCTGCATATTCTTTTAATGCTTGTTCGGTAAATATTCTCATTGGTTACTCAATTATCGTGTGACAAAAATACATATATAATTCTATAATTCAAAATTATATTCTAATATTTATAATTTAAAAGAGCAAAAAAAATAGCGGCAACTCTTTGAAGCCACCGCTAACTATTTTTCTTATACTAAAACTATAAGTCCCGTAATTTTTCTAACTAAGAGGCGTTTTTCTTTCCCTTATCTCCGATTTGCTCATTCTTTGCTGCTTGTTCCTCTTTGATTTCTGCAAGTTCCTCTTCTACCCTATCAGCATTTCCGGCAAACATGATTCCCTCACGCGTTGACCAGATGCCACCACTGACAGCGGAAACGGCAGTGGTCACCTTATCATTCAAATCATCAATCATATATGGAACCAGTTCTGTTTCTATGTCAATGGTCTGCGATGCCTTGCTAAACTCGGTTGGATTGATAGAGCCTAAAGCGGAAACAATGAAATTTACTCTCCGCTGCAAGAACTCACCGATAACCTCACCGTGATTTTCTACCGCCATATGTGCACCCATGAACATAAAGCGGAAAGCGGTTCCTGATGCTTTGCCTACCCCCTTCAACGTCTCAAAGGATATTCTTGGAGTGTTTGACATATCATAAGCCATATTAGTGAGTGTTTCTGCTTCAAAACGTACCGTATCCGGAACTTGGTTCCACGTCAGATACTGGGCATCCGCACCTTCACCTGTAAGTTTGACCATTCTATCCTTAACCTTACCCATGAAACCCTCTACATCACCAATTAGCTTCAATAGTGGGAAGAAATGGTAGTCTATACAATCAGCATAATTGGATAATAGTTTCTCCAACCGGACCCGAAAAGTCTTTATCTTCTTGCAATAAGGTTCAGGACGATAAGCATAGAGAACCGGTAGTTTTGGGAATCCATGAGTAAAAGGAGTTCTTTCTTCATACCCTTTAGACAAATCCCATTGATAAACCATTTTGTCCGTGATAGTCATAAAGCAGGTGACCTCCGAATCATCCATGAGCTTCTTTTTATACTCACGTGAGAAAGCAATCATTTTACCTTCGTCGTTAAAGAACGGGTATAGCTTATCACCTCTGAATGGAGACCATAACACGCTTTTCAGTTTCTTGGTGGGCTTGACCTTGCCACCGAACGTAGTCTTAACTTTCTTCCAAAACTTTGCCCAAAACGAATCATCATCGGTAACATACCAATATTCTGCCGCTTCTTGTTCGGAGAGCCAGGCACGGACAATCTTCTTGTTTTGGTATTTGATTTTGTTGGATTTAAATACAGCCTTTACCGCATCCAGCAGCTTCTTTTCATCATCATCAGTCGGAATGCAATCCATAGACGGTTCTGTGCCGACCGTGAAAGCAGTTTGGATGTTCACGATATCCTGTTCCAATGGAATGGAGATACGGTTCACCGGTTCAGTCTTATACTTTGCTTCGATTTCATAAGTCTTACCCGTTTTTTCATCGAAGTGCTTCTCTGCTTCTTTTTCAAGAACCTTTCTGTCCGGATATTTCTTTTTGTCAACCATGATTTCATGTCGTTCCGGATTCCAATCATCCCAAAGTTTGCAACGGTCGGGAAGTTCAGTCTTCCTACCTTTCTTCAGGTAGTTTATCTTCTGCCCGATGTCAGGCAATGCTAATATTTCTTCTAAATTCAATGGCATAGTTTATATTTTTAATGTGTGAATATTCCTGTTAAATCTTTCGGCTTCTGAATCTTACCAAGAAGCTCACCCAATACATAGTAACGTACAGCATCTATTCCGTGATTGTCATGGTCTTCCGGTTCGTTGATATAGTTCCCGTCCTTATCCTTTGCCCAAACATACTTTCTGAACTCGCTTTGCAAGTTGTACGAGCGTTTGGTTATATAAATCTCCATATCTTTCATTTTGTCAATTCCGGCATTGATAGAGCCTGCACCTTTCTCTACGGCATATATCTTGATTCCTCCGTTGTGTATCTCTTGAATCAAACGTGGGTCTGCGCTGTCAGCAATGACTTTCAATCCCCACGGGCGAAGAGTCTTGATGATGTCAGAAGAAAGCAATCCAGTACGGTAATCCACTTCATCCAAGTAAAGGGCGTTATCAACGATACCACAACGAATGGAAGCAGACGGGTCATGCGTATAACCGAAGTCTTGCCCGAAAGCAATTTTCTTTGCCCAAGCCGGGAACTCGTCAACAATTCCCCACTTCTTGAACACAGCACCTTCTGCAACGTCAGCCCACCGGCCGATAACCACATGAGCATACTTTTCAGGATTACTCACCTTCATATCTTCCACCTCTTTCAGGAACTCAGGAGAAAGGTTATCCAAGTTATCAAAATACGTAGTATGGATATGGAGCACATTCGGATGAGTGGAAATCTGAACCTGCACACCGTCAATCTCTACCAGCTTGTGAGTTTTCTCAATGTATTTCTTGTAGATGAAGTGATTGGAATCACATGGGTTCATTATAATGATAATCCGGTTCTGAATACCCTTCTTGCGAATGGAGAGCATTATCTTGTCGAACTCATCTTCGCTTGTCCACTCTTCCGCTTCATCGCAGACAAAAGTCGTAATGCCTTGAATGGATTTCAGTTTTGCTGTCTGGTTTCCGGAAGAAGTCTTGATACCCCGAAACATGATACGGCTCTTAGTCATCTTATTGACTATGTCCGTCTTTGTGGTCTTGAAATATTTCGTGGTACCGTCCAAATCTATCTTCTCCATCATTTCGGGGATGATAGACATACCGGCAGAAACCATCGTGTAACGGGTGTAAAGAATCTGATGAACTATTTTCTCTACGGGAGTCATTTCAAAAGTCAACCGCTCAATAAAGGTAGAAGCATTGAAAGACTTTCCCGAACCACGCCCACCGGTAATAAGAATTATAAATTTTTCCTTATCCTCGTATAATGGATGGTAAATTTCTTGAGGTACTATCATTTCAGCTTGTCTTTAATCCAAGAATCAATGTTGATGCCATGCTCTATGTCTGTTGGAATATATGCATCATCTTCAGCTCTTGGAGCCGGTCTATTCCATTGTTCGGGCTTACGGTTTTTGAGCCAGAAAATACCAGCTGTTGTATCAGGTGGTACTTCTTGGTCTAATTCCACAATCTCTACCCGTTCTTTCTCGCATCTGCGACCTTCTTCATCGAAAAACACATCTTTCACCTTAATAGCCTGTTGAACTTTTACCTTCATCCCCATAGCCTTACGATAAATCTTGCTTTCAATGGCAAAATCAATGGGCGCACGCCCATTTTTTAATGCTTTAGATAATTTAGGCAATTTACCTTTCAACACAGAGAAATGCGCTTCACTGTAGCCGATGTTTGCTGCGATTTGCTTATCGTCCAAACCATCACGTGCCCAACCCTCAATACGGATTAGGTTCTGTTCATCATCAAAATCAAACTTCGCTTTGCCATACTTATTCAATCAGTTTTAAAACACCTTCCCCTTTAGCGAACTTATCATCTGTACTTATACCAAGCAGGTCACAAAAATCAGCCTTAGCTTCGTAGGAGGAGAACGAAAGCATTATGTAAGCTTCTTCATTGAGTTGGCGTTCCTTAGCCACTGCCTTAACCTGTTGCTTAACCTCTTTCATGTGAGCTTTCTTTTCTTCTTCTGTTCTATCAAGACGCTTTGATTCTTTCACCGGGGAAGATAGCAAATTATCTAAAGAATCAGACAATCTAATATCATCAATACCACTTATGGATAGAATATCATTAAGTTCAGCTTCACTCAAACCGACATCGGAGTAATCAATATCATTAATGTAATCAGCTATCAAATCAATATCTGGTTTAGTATTTCCCACGGCCATGTATGTAAGCTGTTCCTTCTCAGCCTTATCATCCAGATTTACGACCTCAACCTTAACATTGTAATCCGTGCTGGAAGTACCATCGTATTTATAATGCAAATCCATTGCTTTTATCCTGCGATGCCCGTCTATAAGATTTCCCGATTTCTCATTCCATACGATACCGCCGAGGAAACCCACTTTTTGCAAGTTCTTCTTTTGCAGTTTTACCCTCTCATCAGAATGCCTTTTAGGATTAATCGGATTCAGATTTATTTTGGAGCGCTTTATAATTCTTGTCTCACTTTGCTTTAGTTCTTTCATAATCGTATTCAAATAGTTTTCGTTCCACCAAAGGGTATTCATTTATAACTTTCTGCAAATCACCCGGAAATCTATTACGAAGAAAAAGAAGGTAGTTAATATCCGTTATGTCCGTTCCGGATGATTGATGCTTGGAATCGTATGATTCCGGTTTGATTAAACCAGCCCTGCTAATATAATCCATGACGTCTTTATTTTTGTATTCAGACAATGGATAACACTTCTTTTGCGCTTCATTAATTCCGTTCATGTCGTATGTACGTAGCATCAAACGCCTGTTCATTGAATCGGATTGCTTAAAGCCGAAGAAAGCCCACTCAATATTGTATTTCTCCCTTACTATATCTGTAAGCTGAGCCATGCTGTAAAGTTTCTGTTTCTCATTTTTCTCGCATCCCATATACCCAATGCGTCTATAGGAATAAACTGCAAAATGAGGAATCTGCACATACTTAACATTTGGATATTTATTACAAGCATAGTTATATAACGGTTAATATGAGATAAGTCTTTAACAACGTACATATAAACGCATACAATTTCTTTAAAGTATGGTGAAATAAGGTCTAAAAGGGCTATACTGTCTTTACCCGATGCCGAGTGAAACAATATAACCCTGTCAGTCCTTTCGGCGATAGTTTTTATTATATCTATTGCCTTTTTCATCATCAAGCAATCCTACCACCTACCTTACGATTAATTCTCGCTCTTTGGGCTGCATTTCTACCCATAGATTGAAAACGACCAGCTTCATAGTCTTTTCGAGTGCGATATTTATTACCGCTCGCATCAGTTGCGTAAGTTTCTCCCATAATCTTAAATTTTAAATTAAACAATCTTTTTACCAATAAGTAAAGCCACCGAAGTGGCTTATATTATTTCAATCCATCATGATGAATAATCTCACAGATATGTAAATAATAGAACAATGGCACTTCTTCGGGCGGATTTTTCTTGAAATCTTCTAGCTGTTCATCGAAATCATGAAAATCAAATTCATCGTGCATGAACTTTATTCCTTCTTCTGTTATTTCGCCTATACCAATTTCATCAATGGCGACATCAAGTGTCCATGGTGCACCAGTACTATAAAAATGAATAGCTTCTATATCAGTCCTTAAAATAGGTTGACATTCTTGCTCGCGTCCAGCTTTTCTAAATTTCTCGTTTTCGTCAACTTGCGCAAAGTCCGTGAACATCTTCTCATATTTGGCGCTAAGCATACGTGTTTCTATGCTCTTTTTACCATTCAAAATATCTAAAGCGTTTTCTTTTGTCATTATGAGCGAATACGCTTCTATCTCTTGACCATTATAATTAATCTTCATATCACTATATCGTTATAAAATTTATACATAAAAGATAGTACCCCAAAGGTACTACCACAACCAAAGATAACGAAATATCTTCAATCGTTATACACGACAATTGGCTTATTGTCGTGAACTAAGCCATTTGTCCCGTCTTTCTCTACACGCCTCTAAGGTAGGCGCACAACAAGCAAAGAGTTCACCACTTTCAGTACGGTAATCGTACTGGTACATTCTCACTCTCTTTCTGCCTAACTTCGTTGCGTAGGTAGTGTAATTCTCTTTGCCGGGCTGGCATACGCTGCAACCGTTTACATTTATTGAGTTCATAATTCAAGTAATTGTTTCGTTTTATCCACGTCTACAAAACTCGTCCACCCTGCTTTATGCAGCTTTATAGCTGCCTCTCTGATTGTGATTTTGCCACTCTTGACACTTTCTTTCAAAGATTCTAATACATTCTTCATTCTTAATTCATTTTTACGTTCAATCTTTCTTCACTCGTATAAGCCACTACAAGCCCAGTTTCATCATGCTGTATGGTGATGTACTTTTCACCCCTCTCTATAGTAGAGAAGTCATAAGGGGTTACCATCTTACCCAATACCTTGCCCAGTTGCTTCATCAGTGGGGCTTCAGGGCTGATAACTAAAACTAAATCTGCTTTCATAATCGTGTATATTGTGGTAGCCATAAGGCTACCGGATTAGAACTCAACCAATATCAATCTTTCTAAAGAACCTGATGCTTTCACCCACATATGATTATGTCCGAAACCATAATCGAAAAACAGTTTAAAATAAGGGTATCTTACTATTAAAGAGTTCATACAGCCTCTTAACTCGTTTTCTGACATACAAGAAGTTATTTCATTGATAATTTGAACGAAAAGGTGTAAAACTTCTGGTTCATTATTCAATAACGGTTTTTCTATAACTGCTTTTAAAAATATATTTTCTTTCATATCCTTCTATATTGCGCAGGGCTTTCGCCCTGCTGGTTAAACTCAGTTTATTTCGTAATAAGGTTGCTCGCCTCTAATAACTCTCTTTGCATCTGCAATGCTATCATACAGCTTTGATTCGTCATTATCTATGATTACAAATTCTTGATGAAAGCCATCTTCAAACACTGTTATTATGTGACCTTTGTAACTTACTTCTCTGATGATATTCTTTGTTGTCATAATCGTATATCTTTTAATTGTTATTACTTCGTTTCTGATGATGCAAATGTAATGATTAAAATCATACATACAATAAATAAATATACTATTTGTATGATTATTATCATATATTAACAAAACAGCATAAGTATGATTATAATCTAAATATATTTTAATACAAATGACTATATTCAATCAAAACAAGCTGATTTAATTTGTTTATTCGATTTTTACCCCTATATTTGCATCTGATTAAAATCATACACACATGGAAGTAAAGACAATAATCAAGCAGAAAGGCTTCACAATGGAATCCGTTGCAAAAAAAATGGGTATAACAAGGGTTACACTTGCCCAAAACCTTAGTAGAAATCCAACAGTAGGAACATTACAGAAGATAGCAGATGTTATTGGATGCAAGGTTGGTGACTTCTTTGTTGATGATATGGATATAAAAGATGATGCCAACACCATCACCTGCCCCCACTGTGGAGGTAAAATACATTTTGACGGAGAACCACATATGCCGGAACACAAGAATATACGAGGGAAAGAATACTATAAATAAAAAAATATGGAACTAAAAGACTTTATAAAAGAAACACTTAGTCAAATAATAGATGCTGTTTCAGAAACACAAGAAAAATACAAAGATAAACATGTCCTAATTTGTCCCGATGATATTCAATCTGAAAAAGGAGAATATTATATTGACAATGAATCTCATTATGAATATTATAACCGAAAGACCAAAGTACAAAATATAGAGATGGACATAGCTATTTCCGTTACCGAAAAAGAAGGTAATAAATCAGGAATAGGAATCGCCAAAATTATAAATGTTGGTACTTCGTCAGAAAATGCAATACAAAATGAAAGTGTTAGTAAAATAAAGTTTTCCATTCCACTTGTTTTACCAACAAGTAATACAAGAGAGTATTACCAAAAATATGTGAAAGATTAAAAGTAAAGCCAGAGCATTAAACTCCGGCTTACTCATTGATAACCTCATTAAAAGCAATAAAAGCGCACCAAAATGATGCGCCTTCTGTTGTCAATTAGTTCTTGATTTTATATCAGAGCCTCACGGCTAGAATATCAGAATCTGACAGCTTCCATTCTTCTGAGAAGATTATTATATCTCTCTTGTATAAGAGCTCTTTGTTTATCGGAAGCTGTTACAATCTTTCCCTTATATTTCCGCATGACAGATTCATTCATGCCAATTTCCTTTGCAAACTTACTGGCATTTATGAAAGGAAATGCCTCGAAGAATCCGCTTAAATCATATATGTAATCAACAGAATACCCAGACTTATACCACACAGGAAAGTCTCCATGTTTTTCTTTATAATATTCGGCCTGCTCCTCAAGTACGGACATAAAATCATCTTTCGCTTCCTGCTCTGTAAGCCCAAAACCGTACGCTCCGTTCACATCCTCCGAATATACGGAAATACCCCCATCATTCGCCTTTTCGATAATTGCCTTAATCTTCTTCATAATCGTGTATTTTAAATTCGTCAATTAAAGCACCCACCGAAGTGGGTGCAGTCCTTTCACTTCTTTAACCCTGCCTTTTTCAACATACTGTCAAGAGTACCATTGGGTATCTCTTGAGACTGATGTCTGCCAACAGGAATAAAGTAGTCAAAGTCGGGATGAACATATTTATAATGTTTCTTTCCCTTTTTGATTGTCCAGCCAGCTGATTCAATCAATTTGTAAAACTCTGAATACTTCATAAAATCAAAGAACATTTTTAATTGACACTACAAAAGTAACATATTTGTTACAATAAAACAAGCAAAGATGAAGAAAGAAATAACATATTTGTTACTTTTAACACCGTGTACACATAACAAAAGCCGGAGCACTAAACTCCGGCTCATTAATTGATTAGCCCTTTGATTCTTAACCGATTTACGATTTCGGTATAAAGATACTCTATATCCCCGCTGAAATCCCCATAGTTCTGATAGAGAAACACGACATCAGCGCAGTTGTCGGAAATTGTACTCTTGGACTGAACCCCAAGTACCCTTGACATCTCTTCGCGTAACCCAGCTGTCATTTTCCCACCGGCAAGCGAACTTGGAGAAAACAGGTACAGGATAATGAAGATGAACTTCTTCCGCTGGGTAACACTGTCAATATTCGGTGGACATCCTCTCTCATTCAGCAACTCAACGAATATTTTGTAGATTTCATGGATAAGGCTTTTGTCTTTCAAAATTGGGGTGGTCAAGGCGTTTTCTTCCTCTGAAAGTTCTGATTTCTCAATTCTAATCTTTTTAAGGCGAATTATTTTGTTAAAATCCAGTTCCATAACACGATTATTTTAAAAGTAAATAGTATATTTGCATCATAATCGTGTAAGGAAGAGCTGATTCATGGTCGTGCGTGGGTTGGCTCTTTTTCATTTTTCCCCATTCGTGCTGACGAATGGTTTCTTTTCCAAATCATAGCAAGTGATATATACCCGTTTCCCATTAACATCACATAGAGCAAGGGCATATCCTTTCTCTAGTATTTTAACCGGCTGATTGTCGCAATAGACAGTACTTCCAACCGGAACTCTTATAAAATGACGTACTATCATTTGATTATCTTTAGCTTGTTATACCAGCGTGAAGAGAAAGGGAACCACCCGATTAGGAATGATTCCCCGAAAATAGTTACTTTATATAGTTTGCTCATGGCTATTTCTTTTTCAAATTAGACATCACACATTTAATCACTTCATAAATGAAAATAGCAAGAAAAATAGTAGTCCATGGATATTGGTTTATCAGTTCATAAAAATCTCTCATAGTTTTACCTCCTTCCACTCACTTTCTATAATCACATGTTCACACTTATTACACCTATGCAAATAAGTTGGGAATGGTGCCGTTGTATAGTCCTCAACAGCTATTTCTATACTGCCACATTCCGGACATTCTATCTTTACCTCTTTGATACCGGGATAATCCCAAAAGGATAATTTGCCTTTCACGTCCTTAATTGGATTTTCGTAGAGAATAGGGTTAGCTAGTACCCAGTTATAAACTCCTTTCTCTGCCCAGATGGAAGGATGGTTTTGTACACAGTCTATTATCTCGACGCTTCCGATTATGGAGCCTGTACAAAAACTAAAATCTTTCCACTCTTTGTTTTCCGGTAATGCCAATAACTGCTCATTGGTAAGTATTGAATCATAGAAATTATCATAATTCAAAGGTTTACCGCTTGAATGAATCAGTACCCTCTGCCCTAAGTATTTCTTAGGGCAGCTCCAAGTACGGTTCTCAATGTCTTTAATACCATGGACTATCAAAGAGGCCCACGGCTGTTTTATGGTTATTGCTTTCATTTTTTATTGTTGTTCTTTAATATATCATCGAAAGACGGAATAGGAAGCCATGCCAACACGATACTGTTTCCGTGAGTCCATATTCCCTTTATATCTAAATTGTTGCTTCTACGAAACGTTTCTTTTTGAATATATGGTACGCCATAACCCATTGTCAAAACGAAGATTTTTTGTTCTTCTTCCGGCAACCTTTCTTTAACGTTAATCCAAGGCGATTGCTTTGACTGCCACTCTGCACCACATTGAAAATCTTCCATACTATCAGCATGACGTGAAACGTAGGTATCCGCGTCAACTTCTTTCAGAACGTCTTTTCTGAACTTCGTTTTATTAGTAGCATAATCGTATGCTGCTTCTTCTACTGTCTGTTTCATATCTCTCCTTTCCACCTATCCTAGCAGCATATACATTGCTACTAGGAATAGATAATAAATTGTTGTTTTACTCATTACTATTTTGTTTTGAATTAAAGTACAAAGCATTTCACCTTGTAAAACAATCTACCTGGTGAACTCATGGCATAAACGTCTCCGTTGGCAAATTCAATTTTATTGCCTGTGCAGTTGATTATTCTATTATCTTCACTCTCCAATTTAAGAACCTCTTCTTTTGTCATATTTCATCCTCCTCTATTTCAAGTAAGACATTAAGTTCCACACTATCCGTAAATCCATCATCAGGATATACAGTTTCTTTTTCTACATATTCAATCCCGTGAACACGTATAAATTTAGCGTTCTCTTCATCCCAGTTTGATTCTGTTCTATCTGTGAGCATAAATACATTGGCTGATTTAGGCATTTTTTTAAGCTTTTCTATAAGCTCTCCAACAGTTAATGTTTTCATAATTTTATTCCTTTTTAATTTAATATTAATCATCTTCAACGAAAGTGTTAGTCGTGTTTATCACACCAGCAGAATCAACGCTCTTACCATCCCGGATAAACACTTTTTCTCGCATTAACTCTTCATAGTCATATCGTGACATTCCGATTACACACACACGACCATCAACATACAATTTACATTTCATTAATTCAGTTTCTTCTATCGGACCGATAACATCTATTTGAATTGTTCTTTTATTCATAATTCATTCCTTTCTAAATTAATTATTAGTTAATTGGCAGTTTCATAAAACACATCCACATAGTCTTTCCATGTCTTCCAGTAGTATGGCCGAAGAGTGGTTGCCGATTGATGGCACTCAATACTTCCCTAACTGTTATCTGATCCTCATTCCATTTGAAAATCAGAACTCCGTAGTCATCCAGAACACGAAAGCATTCATCAATTCCCTTTTTTATCACCCTTGGCCAATCTTCAGGAAGTTTACCATACTTCTTGGCTAACCAACTATTTTTGCCAACCTTTAGCAAATGGGGTGGATCAAACACTACCAGTTTAAAGGATTTATCCAAAAACGGCATATCGGTAAAGTCCGATACGATGTCTGGGTGGACTTTCAGATTCCGCCCATCACAAAGAATGTATTCTTCGTCCCTAATGTCAGCAAACAAAGCCAAAGGGTTTTTTTGTCAAACCAAAACATTCTACTGCCACAACAGGCATCTAATATAAGTTTTCCATTTTCCATTAAGCTATTTCTTTTGATTTCTTCAATCTCAACTTTCTCAATACTTTGCAAAGTGCTTCAGTATTTTTTCTCGCTTGTGTAACCTCCACCGCATTCCCGATAAATTTCTTTTGGTCAGCTTGTGTGCCTATTAAAACATAATCTTCAGGGAATCCCATAATCTTTTTGAGTTCCGGAATGCGAAGCATCCGCATTTTAATATCCACTATGCCATACAGTGCCATGAACTCCTTTATCTTCACGGTCATAGGACTATCATTGTTGTAGATTTCAATCGCTACCTGACCGCTTTCTGTTGCTACCAGATAAGGCGGCATCTTATCCATGCGGGCTATTAATGTGAAGCAGGGGCTATCAACAGAGCCGCCAGCACTGTTGAACTGTGGATTCATCAGATAGTGCCATTTCCTGTTTGCGGTAATGGTCTGGGAGGGTTCCTCTATACTGCTACCTACATTTGAGAATGCAGTATTCATTATCCACGGCTGGTATGTTACCAAGTTTTGTTTCGGTGTTGTGGTAACAGCGGGGCATGGCGAGTTTATATCAGACACCTGACCACCTCCAGAATATTGATTCATAAAAAATGGAGATACAAGGGAAAGTCTGTCTTTAGTCAGAAGTGTAGGACAAGGCTGATTAATATCCTTTCCTGTATCCTTAAAGTTATAAGAACACATAAATCGGCTTTCAATTAAAGCCATCCTGTCCTTCGTTGTGACCGTTGGAGCTGGAAGGTCTACCGAATGATTATGTCCATTTCCATAATAAGCAGAAACAAAAACATGGTGGTCTTTGCAGGTGATTGCACCTGCCGGTTCTTCTACAGACACATTCTTGCTTTCGGGATGTCCGCTGAACTGTTTGGAGAGGAAACTTACCTGTACCTTTGCAAAGCGGTTTTCAGTAGTCAACACTCCGCATGGTTCATCAACTGATTTGCATGTGTCTTGAGGGCGAACCGTATTGTAACGGGAAAGGAAAGCATCCTTTCCTCCGGCTACAAACTTGATAAGTCCAGCATAGATACGTTCAAGCGTTTTCTCTGCAAGAGGCTTTTCCCTGAAGATGGTAGTTCCTTCATCAGAGAAATCAAGCACATCTTTTACCGGCTTCCACTTCTCCAGCCGCGAGAACATATCTTGCCTACCACCTTTACAATGGGTCGGTTCTGGGAATACTATCGGCAAGTTCTTTTTAGCAAAGATGCCGAAGAAGCGTTTTCTTGTGGTGTAGGCACCGAAGTCGGCAGCATTTAAGATGCGGTGCTCAAAGTTGTAACCGTACTTCTTGACATTGCGCACCCACTTTTGATAAAGCCGGCCTTTGTCCATGCTGATAGGTTTCCCATTCTCATCCATATCTCCCCATGACATAAACTCTTCTACATTTTCAATCTGAATGTAGTCAGGTCTATAACATCAATATAACGGAAGAGATGTTCTGCCAACGTTCGGCTGTCGGCATCTCTCGGCTGACCGCCTTTGGCTTTCGAGAAGTTAGTACACTCCAAAGAGGCATGAAGCATTATCATGGCATCAGGTATAGCTGACGGATACGTTCTACAATAGTGCTTATCGGGGAAAGTTCCAGTGTACGGATATCCTCAATA